GTAGAGCAGCGGACTTTTAATCCGTTGGTCGCGAGTTCGAATCTCGCCCGACCCACCAGTAATATCAAGGCTCTCAGGTTAACGCTTGAGAGCCTTTCTCTTTATATTCACCAATATATTCACCAAATGGTGAATAAAACCAAAACCAACGCCCTATTTTTTGCCTGCAATTTGCTTCATTCTTAGGCCGTGTTCGTAATCTTCACGGCACCAAGAATCACAAAAGCGACCCTTTTCGATTTGAGCATTGCATTGATCAGATAGGCACCGGCCCGTGAACTTAATGGGCTGATTCTTCGCCCTAGCCTGAGCAATCGATAATTCACGATCAGCCATTTCTCTATCTGAGGCTCTATCGAAATCGTCACTCATCCGATGGTCCCGCCCGCTTGAACATAGGCAGCCACTAGATCATCCATCTTATTAATATGCTGGTTATAGACGTTTAATTGACCAGGCAGACTTGCCCAGATATTTGCGCATTTATTAATAGCCAATTCGACATTCCCAGCCTCAATGTCATCGAATGCTTTTCGCTCTTTAATTTGCTGAATAGCAATGGCATCTTGACTTGTAGGGGAAAAATCAGAAAGCTGTAAAAATGATTTGTAATAGTCAAAATAACGGGCAAGTAGCTGGTATCGTCCGGCTGCCGTACTCTTGAGATTTCCGTTTAATGTAATCAACTGCCTAGGGTGATCCGCATAGCTTGTAAATAGATGAGGATGATCTGGCGTTGACCCTACCAGTACGTTATAGCCATTATCAGATTGAGCAAGCAATCGGGCGCCAATCTCTGAATGAGCAATAGTGTCTAAAAATGCTCGTTGGTTTTGAGTAATCATTGAGGCCATGCCTTTTCTAACATCATCACTTCGGCTGTACGGGTGTCAGCATCATTTGCCACTTCGACAAGTCTTGCTGAACAATCTTCGACCACGCTTGAGAGGGATGCGATTCTCCTACTAAGGGCTTCTCTGGAGTCTGTGGGCAAGCTGCTGTTGAAGGAGGTGTTGCTGATCCGCAGCCCGTTAACAGCATTACGGTTAACAGTATTAATAGCAAGTAAATCGGACTTAGCTTTAGAAAGTGCATTTTGAGCCTCATTTAGTTGATGTTGAAGTAGCAAGGTTTGGGTTTGAGCTTGTACGAGGTCTTTATTTAGACCAATCTCATCCTCTGAAACACGCCGTTCATAGCCGATACTTTCAAAATGATGAATAGCGATTAATAACGACCCGATGGCGATCCCTGCGGCAATCATTACGCCAAAAACCTTCATTAATAGCGATTGCGGCATAAGTGTGGATATATTCATAACTTCCCCTCTGGAGTGTCTTTTTTAAGACCTAGCGCAACACCAACCCCTGCGAAAACTGCTCCCATTCCCATTCCAAAATCTTGAATAACAAAAGCATCTCGTAAATAGAAATGATGAAAAGCGGCTGCCGCTAGTGCATAGATCACCGTTAACCCAGCGCCAATTTTGACAATGCAAAAAGTGGCGTTGTCTGGCTCTGTAAAAATGTTTTTAAATAACGCTTTAATAACGTTCAATTCAGTTCCTTTAGACGTAAAAACCCCAGCCGCAGCAGGTTTTATTTGAAAAAGTAAATATCACTATCATTTATTTTTTAGTTCGCTCATCTATAAGTGCCTTGAAATTCTCAAATAGGCCAGCAATGTATGCTTTCAAATCAAGCATCATTGCGTTAACTTCATCCTTGGTATAGTTGTTACTAGCTACCGTGAGTTCGAGCTTTTGCAATCTTTCAGAATCTTCAGAATGCTTGTCATACAGGTCTTTAATTTGCTCGGCTTGCCTAGCATCTTTTTGAGCCAGTAAATACATCACTATTGCAGTTGCCATGCCGCCAATGCTGGTTAAAAGAATTGCTATAAGAGCTGAAGTTTCCATAATTCACCTAATAAAAAAGCCCCATAAGGGGCTGTGGTTTCCAGTAGTTTTTCAATAACTCTTATTAAAAATCAGTTTTGGTAAAACCAAATCTGGTGATAGTGCTTATATCTTCAATATCAGTCCATACAGGTTCAACTACCGGGCCTTCATAGCTTGGCTGTCCATAGCCTTCAGGATAGACTGCTGTATCTTGCTTGCGGGTCATGCTTCCCTTTAAGTAATCCATAAATTGATCATGTTCAGAAGTGCCAATTAAATGGTCTAAATCTTCTCTGTTATTAACAATAGGTATTAAGTTCATGCTTATTCTCCATCCAAGTAAAAAGGTTGTGTGTGTCAGCCCAGGCCGCATGACCAGTCCAGGATGCAATAAATTTATCTAATGATTCTTGGTCGTCGTGACGAACCATATTTGATATTTTTCGTTTCGCTCTTAAGACTGAATCCGGTCTAAGCAACTTGTGCGTATCCCATATTCGATAGCCTAAAAAGTTAATTCCCCTACCAACGCCAGAGCATGACCATTTGCTAATGTTCATATTCATGCTGTCTTTTGAAAATTCTTGAATCCTGTAAAAATCATTTCTCAGTCTTACAGGGTCATCTCCCAAAATCACAATGTCATCCATATACCTAGCCCATCGACGATGCCCAAGTTCGTTATGGATGTAGCGGTCAATCATCCCACCATATACATTGGCAAAGAGCTGACTGGTAAGGCTGCCAATTGGTATTCCTTTGCCCTCTAAGGGGATAATCTCTCGCAAAATTCTGAGAGTTAACTCACAGCCAATTTTTCTATCAATCAGGCGATGCAATATCGCCCTGTCAATGGATGGAAAAAATTTGCTGTAATCCGTTTTTAGGTAATGGGTTGCCCCATCTTTTCTTAATTCAGATTGAATATAACGAACACCTGCATGAGTACCCATTCCGGGTCTACAGGCAAAAGTATTGTGTAGCAACGTCCTTTCAAAGATGGGGCCAATCACATTGCATAAAGCGTGTTGAATCAACCTATCATTGAAGTCCAAAGCTGATATAAGCCTAGCCTTTGGCTCATAAATCACAAACTGTCGATAGCTACCTATCTTGTAAGAGCCATCTAGCAATTCTTCACGAATATTGCTTAAGTTGACATGGGAATACTCTTTAAATTCAAGATACCCATAGGTCTTTCTTTTATTTCTTGAGGTCTTACTGTAGGCGATTTTTAAATTTTCAATTGTAGCAATCTGCTCAATGAGATTTTTATGTCTTTTCATAAAAGTTGGTTGCGCTGTTCATTTAGAGTTTTTGACCTTCACTACCAAGCGCAATACCAAACCAAGCAATGTATTTCCCAAGGGAGGACTGACTGGCTGACCATATTTAAAAGGGCCTACCCATAGGGCCGTAGCCGTTATGGAGTAATTAAATCTTTACCGTCACAGACGCCGCGAGCCCCGATGTTGTTGTTCGAATTCGTGGGCGAATTGTTCCAATTCGAATAACGCGAACCAGCGTTCGCACCGTTGCCCCAGTTGCCACCGAAGTTCACAGCGTGTTTACCCAGCCTGCCCCTTACGTTTTACTTTCACCACCCATGCACCCATGATTTTTCCTACCTCAGCAATCAGCACTTGGGCTGTTTGCACTTGGTGAATCGTCATAGCTCTCACGTATGGTTTGGATAAAAGGCGTAATAGATTACGCAGATACGCTAATCCCGAATCTGCATCATTTAGTTTTGAAATTTGCCCTGTTTTGCCAGCTAAATGAAATAGCTTTAATTGCTCGACAAAACATTGCAAAAGCGCTTCCTTATAAACCCCATGCTTTTTGGGAATATTTTGAGCAATCGGATAGAGGTAATCTATGACGATCTCAAACTTATCCACAATTAGCATTTGGTCATATGAGTTAGTTTGATCTTTGATAACTTCCATCGTGTCTGTCGACCCGATTAACCAAGTTGCAAGTGGTCACAGACGCCGCGAGCCCCGAGGTAGCTGTACGAAGTCGTGGGCGAATTGCTCCAAACCGAACAACGCGAACCAGCGTCCGCACCGTCGCCCCAGTTGCCACCGAAGAGCACAGCGTTAGGCAATTGGTAGGTTTGACCTCGACCAATGGTGTTATTAACCCATCCAGCCGCTGCCGCACCACCACCAAAATCTGCACCCCATTGATTCATTACTCCAGAGACTTGGTTAGCCCCCCAGCGAGAGACATAGGCCGCATTCCAAATGGTAGAGTTTTGATCTGAGCCAATAGCAGCCGCTTCAGTTGTACCAAATGCGAGAGCCGCAAACTCGTCATAACGAGCAAGGCGCTTGCCCCATGAGCGCATCACTTCGCCAGCTTCCCACCAATTAAACTCGCTATAGGCATTTGTTCCCGAACCGCCAAATAGAGTAGGAATCTTAGGAGGACTAGCGCCATCTGCAATAGTCACGTTGTATTTCGATGTTCCATTGGTTAAATGGTCAACACCTAGCAAATAAATATCAGCCCAAAAACTATTTGCCACTAAGGTCATGCCGCGTGGATCTGGGCATTCAGGTTTGAAATTCAAATCCCAGAATGAGTAAGCATTGATCTGTGGAGTCGTATTGCCTCCTGATTGCGCCGCTGCGTTATCGCCAGGGGCGTAGTGGAATCCACCAATCTTACGCCAGTTACCAGAGCCAGGGGCAGAGGTAAAGGATGCTGTAGCCTGAATAGTTGCATCGTCTTTTACCCAAATAGCATAATCCGTTCCAGCCGTTAAAGTAGGCATCGTGATGGCGGTTTGAGCGGCAAAGGAGACGAGCGTAGAGCCTACGAATACATATGCACCCGCTTTAATACTTGCCGTGCCAGTGCCCGTTTTTAAAAAAGCTACTGAGGTGGGATCGGCCTTGAAAAATACTCCAAATGGATAAGGAATTCCTATTAATGAATCCCCCGCCTGAAGTTCTTGAATTTGATTGCCGTTAAGTACCAATGGATAGCGATTCATTTGATTGATGTCCTATGATGTAAGTGAAACGTTAATTGTTGTATTTGAATAATTAAGAACTGGCAAAGTAGAGCCATTCATTTGCACGAGTTGTGTTGAGCCGCCACCGTTTTTCAATATGCTTAATTTGTAAGATGTAATTGAATTAACATATTGCTGTGAAGCCAATGCAGAAGCGGCAGACGCCGATGCAGAAGTTGCGCTATTTGCTGCCGCATTAGCTGCGTTAGCCGCATTTTGAATCGCAGTGATATTGGCTGTATTGGTATTAATAGAGCTAATGTTGTTAACTACAGTATTGATGTTGGCAACATCCGTAGCTACTGCGTTGATATTGCTGGTATTGGCTACTACTGCATTAATGCTAGTAACTATAGTTGCTACTGAATTGATATTAGTTAAATCAGAAGACACCAAGTTAATATTGGTTAAATCAGCAGCGACCAAATCGATATTAGTTAGATCATTTTTGACGGCATCAATACTTGCAAGGTCTGTATAGACTGCATTAATTTTTATTAAGTCACCAGCAACAGCATTGATATTATTAAGATCGACTGATACGTTATTAATATTGGCTAGATCATTTTTAACGTTTACAAATCCTGCGTCAGAAAGAACAGCATTTGCACTAGCGGCAGAGGTTGCAGCAGCGGCGGCGCTTAAGGCTGCTTGAGCTTGTAAAGTTTGCGCCTCATCATCGTAATCACCCCAAGCAGAGCCGCTATAGACCCTAAACTTGTTTGGAGTGCTAGTAGTATTTTCATACATGATGCCAGCAGAAAGCGTAATGCTATTGGCATTAGCAAATGCAACGGCATTGCTATCACTTGAAAATCCACCTAAAAAAGCGCCTCTAAATGAAGCTAGTAAAGCCGCTACCGCATTTGCATTGCTTTGAGCAGAGGAGGCGTAACTTACAACTTCGTTAGATTTATTTGCCGCTATTACAGCCTGGGCGGTAGATATTCCAGCTTGATTGGTGGCGACGATAGCTTGGGCCGTTGAAATCCCAGCTTGCGTTGTCGATATTCCAGCCTGAGTTGTTGAAATGGTTGCCTGGGTAGTGGCTGTTGTTGCTGAACCAGACGCAGATGTAGCTGAAGCTGCTGCATTAGTTGCTTGGGTGGTAGCTATTCCAGCTTGCGTAGTGGCGGTCGATGCCGATCCAGAAGCAGATGTAGCAGAGTTAGCTGCATTAGTTGCGCTGGTTGCTGCATTAGTAGCTGATGTTGTTGCAGAAGCTTCTTTGGTAGTTGCTATTCCAGCTTGTGTAGTAGCAGTGCTTGCCGATCCTGCTGCTGCGGAAGCTGATCCCGCAGATGCAGTAGCGCTATTAGCGGCATTGGTAGCTTGAGTTGTAGCCGTTGTAGCCGAACCCGCTGCTGCTGTTGCGCTGGTTGCTGCATTAGTAGCTTGAGTAGTTGCGGTGCTTGCTGAACCTGATGCGCTTGTTGCAGATGCAGCAGCATTAGTAGCTTGAGTTGTTGCGGTAGTTGCGGAACTGGCAGCATTGGATGCGCTAGATGCGGCATTTGCAGCACTTAATGCTGCGGCAGATTGAGACGCTTGAGCAGTTGCATCGTAATCTTGCCAAGCAGTTCCGTTATATATACGAAATTTTTCTGGAGATACGCTGTTATTTTCGTACATGA